AATGATACCATATGGATTTAGTTTTGGCATGGTAGAAATACATAATCAAATAGAACATATTGGTGCAGATGGTAAACACTATTTGGTAGTGCACGGAGACTTATTTGATGGTATTACAAGACTGGCCCCATGGTTGAGCTTTTTAGGTGACAAAGCATATGATGTTATTCTAAACTTAAACGGAAAATTTAATTGGTTTAGGCATAAAATGGGCTTTGGTTATTGGAGTTTAAGCAAATATCTTAAAGGAAAAGTTAAAAGAGCGGTAGATTTTATGTTTCAGTTCGAAAAAAATCTTGCCAATTACTGTAAAATGAAAGGGTTTGATGGTGTAATTTGTGGACACATTCACAATGCCCAAATAAAAGACATAGATGGTATTGTTTATATGAATGATGGTGATTGGGTAGAAAGTTGTACAGCATTAGTGGAACATTGGGACGGCCGTTGGGAAATTATAACTTGGACCAAGGAGAACGATCTTGTGGCTGATGATAATAATAGCAGTACACATCAACAATCCGTCGGATATTCCAGGTCGAGTATGGATTGAGTTTGCTAGTCAAAAGGAATGTCAACAAGCTTTGTCCTCAATGACTAGCTGGTTAAAGTTTTCTAGTTTCAAGGTGGTAGGAGAATGCGTGAAAAAATAGTTTTAATTGTAACAGATAACCTCGAGGATCAGATAAATGGTGTTGTTACAACCTATAAAAATATCGAGGCTTGTGCGATTTTGGACGGTTATCGTTTTGTATATCTTAATCCCGGGTGGTTCCACTACATTAATTGCCCTGGCTACAACGAAGTCAAGATTGCCTATCCCCGGAAAATCGGCCAGAAGATTGAGGAGATATGTCCGGATCATATCCATATCGCCACAGAAGGTCCTGTTGGTCTGTGTGCTAGACAATATCTTGACAAGCACGGCTATCGCTATAATACCGCTTATCATACTAATTTTCCAGAAGGACTTAGAAAACTTTTTGGGATACCTGAAGCCCTTACTTGGCCTTTGATTCGCTGGTTTCATAAGCATTCTGGAAAAGTGCTTACTACTACAGACACAATGGTAAAACATTTAAAAGACCATGGGTTTGACGGTCAATTAATTTCCTGGACCAGGGGAGTTGATAGAAGCATTTTTAATCCTGGCCAGAGGCAAAAAAACAATGACAAAATTCAATTACTTTGTGTTGGGCGTGTTAGTAAAGAAAAAAATTTAGAAGAGTTTTTCCAATTAGAATTTCCTAATTGTCATAAAATAATGGTAGGCGATGGTCCTATGATGGAAACATACCGTGATTTATATCCTGAAGTAGAATTTGTAGGCTTTAAAACAGGATTAGATCTAGCTTATTATTATGCCAACGCAGATGTTTTTGTATTTCCTAGTCGCTGGGAAACTTTTGGCATTGTAATGATAGAAGCTATGGCATGCGGCACCCCTGTTGCAGCTTATCCGTGTCAGGGACCAATAGATGTTGTTGAAATAGGCAAAACAGGATATTTAGACACAGATTTAAAAAATGCTATTGACAATTGTTTAACTTTACCACGAGATATTGTTTTAGAAAACACTAAAAAGTGGTCTTGGAATCAGGCTTGGGCAATTTTTAGAAACCATTTAATTCCCTGTAAATAAAATTAGTTGTGTTAATTATAAAAGTATTATATAATACTGGACAATTTTAATAACTTTTTATGAAACATATCTCAGACGATTTATTTGCATCATGGAAAGATAAGAAATTTGTGGTAGCAGAAAGCTATTTGCATGAAAGTCCAGGTCATTTAATTATATTGACAGATTATACATTCTGGGTACTTTATCACGCTGAGTTATTGATATGGTGCTCGCAAAATAATTCTAAATTAGAAGGCATGACAGTGTCTTTACCTACAGACCAAAGCCTTACTGCATTTATACTTAGATGGCAATAAACAATTTACCTAGAAATAATCAATACGAAATTTTTTCAACTGGAGGCAGAACATACTGCTTCGATGACCCAAGTTGGGAAAATTATATCCTTACCAAACCAGAAATATTTGAATGGATTAGAAATCAAGACCCATTGCTTTGGCACCCAATGATCGATCACCCAGATAGTAATGTAGCTTTATACCTTAAGCCTGAGCTTTATATTTTGTTTAAAATTAAATTTATTGGATAGATTGATGTCAAAAGTACATGTTTTTAACATAAGAAAAGCTAGACTAAATTTAAATAATATATTACAATGGTGTAAAGAGGTATTTGGTGATATTAATTTAGTTCATGGGCCCACTTCAGCTGAATTATATAGAGTTTGTTATGACAATCAAGTTACAGGGATCGTTGTATTTTACTTTAAAGAAGATACAGACTATTTGTTTTTCTTATTAAAATGGGGCAATAATTAAAGGTAAATATAATGGCAAAATTAAGACAAAGTCCCAGTAAGTTTTTATTCCGTTCGGATAAAATTAAACAAAGATTAAATCAAGATCCTAATATGTCTGAAGAAAAGATAAAAGATCAAATTGAGACATATGAAAAAGTATACAATAGATATGAACAAAATAAAATGAATGAAGAAAAAAGTGACAACTTTAAAAAGAATAATTTAGAATATGATCTAAGAACTACAGATTGGATTGTAGAAAAAGCAAAAGCCAAAGAGTCATATGCCCAAAATATATACGCAGCTTTGTGTAATAATAGTTTTCAAAAACAAGAACTATGGCCAATTTTAAAAACTGAAACATGGAGTTGCAGTTGGAGATATGCAGGGGGTATTGTTGCAGATATGTTAGAAGACGGCGATTACTTAGATTGGTATTGTACAGGTATTAGAGAAGTATACCAAGACCCAGAAGATACAAATGAAAAACAGCCCCCAATTCATAGAGGGTATGTTTCTGAAGGTATAATTACAGAGGAAATTAGAGAAGATTTCCTAAAAATAGGTTGGCAAGTTTTTGACAAAGAAGATGAGGAATAAAAAATGGAAAACACAATTGTATATAGATCAGCAGTAGAAATTAATTCAGCAATGTTAAGAGTTTACAATTATATGGCTTTATCTGTTGTAATCAGCATGATTGTAAGTTTAGCAGTAGCATCCAGCCCAGCAGCAATGGCAATCTTTTTTGGTCCAATTACAAAATGGATTACTATTTTTGCACCACTTGTATTTGTTTTTATTGTGCCTTTAGCTATTAATGCAGGTATACCAAAACAAGGGGCACTAATGTTGTTAATGGGATTTGCTGCAATAATGGGCCTAAGTATGAGTGGAATTATTGCAATGTTTACCAGTTATAGTATAGTTACTGCATTTATGGGAGCAGCAGTGCTTTTTGGTACAATGAGCTTATATGGGTATTTTACTAAACAAAGTTTGGATAATTGGGGGAAATATCTATTAGTAGGCTTGATTTCTATTATCATTTGTAGTATAATTAATGTGTTTATTGGAAGTAGTTTAATACAAACAATTATTTCTGCAATTGCAATTGTTCTTTTTATGGCACTTACGGCATACGATACGCAACAAATTCGTGAACAGGTAAGTGAACAAGGACAAGATCATGGGCCAGAAATACTAGGTGCATTGAGTTTGTACTTAAACTTTATTAATATTTTTATGAGTTTGTTAAACCTCTTTGGAACAAAAGATGAATGATATTAGAAAAATAATTAATCTTCTACAGGAAGATATTTCAGAAGACTGGTTTAAAACTGGTGCATTCCAGGCCTATAAAGATTCCTCTGCTCGCGAGCCTTTTGTAATTGCCACTGAACCAGGTGAGCTACATCACAGGGAGGGAAAAGGCAAAACACAAAAGTATGACAAAGGGTTTTATATTTTAACAGATCCACAAGGTGGCAAGTATAGTATGCCGCCAGAAACTTTTAATGAATTAAAAACTGATAATGGTGATGGTACTGCAACACCTAAAGCAATTGTTAAATTAGCTAAGGTTGCAGACCATTCTGGATCTGTTAAAACTAGTTGGGGAGAAACATTACATTACGATCCAGAAGTAGATGTAATTGTACGCCATGGGCTTGGAGATTATGGTGTAGTAAAGGCAGACACTTTCAAACAAACTTATAAGAGAGTATAATGCGTACTAGAAGTCGTTACTGGAGCTGTACCAAATTTGCAGATAAAATTAGAGGCACTGCAAAGCCAACAGCTGAAACAGGAAAGGGCTGGGATCTTTGGAACAAAGAAGCTAAAGCTAAATACCCTATTCGATATTGGATTGCAGAAGAAGCATTGGATGGTGTGCAAAAATATATCTATTATATACCGGACAAACTTTATGAAATTAAATATTATATCAATAACCGTTTCATTAGCCGCACTCATAGTCTTACTGCTAACCCAAGCCACATTAGACCTGGCACTTGGCGTGATTTGGGGGATCGTATTCTTCCTTGCCTTTTCGATGAATTGGTCGAATTCGTCGAAGTTGAACTAGCCTGGAAACATATTGCTTGGGACGAAGAAGCTAGAAAAAAGTACAAGGTCCCTTTTTGGGGTGCGGGTTGGTTCCGTTGGCGTACTTGGCGTAATACCCAAGCAGGTTTAGATTATCTTGCTTGGGAAATGAGTCTAGTTAATGATGGTAGTTGGGGGACAGCAGAAGACGATCCAGACTACGGCAAACCTACCTTCCAAGCACAAAAGGCTAAAGAAATTCTAGAACTATACCGTTGGTGGACTGAAGTTTACCCAAATCGTCCAGATCCACATGATGCTAGTGGTTGGACTGCTATTTGTGATCGCCGTCGGCAATCTGGAAAACATTTTCTAGACCTGGAAAATAACACTGCCGAGGAAGAAGCAGAAACTAGGACTGCACTAGATCTTTGCCATAAAATGGAAGAAGACTATTACGCAGAAGATGAACAAATGCTTATCCGTTTAATTAAAATTAGGAGAAGTTTGTGGACCTAAAACCTCAAGACCCAGCAGAAGGGATTACAAAAACTGCTCAATATCCGGGATATGAAAGTTATCAAGTGCCCTGTATTTGTGGTAATCCTGATGACACTATAGAATTCACAGTGGAAAACGATGATTGTGAAGTCATAGTGTCAACCTATACTTTACAGAGAACCCCTTGGTGGGAAGACCCCTTCAAAAGACATAGTAGTTTTAGTATAGACAATGAACTACTATATCAAATCAATTATTATGTTCGAGGGTTTCTCAACGCTATTAGTCACCGTATTAAAATCACTTGGAATGTTTGGGTACATGGCTATGTTGAATATAGTCAAACTACTATTATGAAACCACAACAGGCGTTAAACTTTAGTGAGGTCCTAAAAAATAGTGTACACAGGGTTACTCAAAAAAACGAATTATGAAAGATTTATTAGAGTTTATTTTTAACTTTGGTCTATGTTATTTGCTAGCAAAAATTGCTTGGAACTTTTTTTCTATCAGTCAAGAAGTTAAAGCACAGACAAGGAATGAATTTAAACAATATTTGAATAATGTAGTGCATGCCGTTAAAGAAGAACAACATGGCTCACAGATTTATTGGTTTGATTCAGATAAAGACACTTTTATTGCACAAGGCAAAACACAGAAAGAAATCGTAGAAGTGCTGAAAAAAAATTATACAAATCATGTTTTTATTTTAGACAATGATGTTATTATATGTGGGCCAGACTGGGTACCCACAGAGAATAAAAAAATTACTCTACAAATGGTTGACAAAAAATTCTAATTTTGTTATAATATGGTTTCATTAATTAGGACAAAATAAATGTCAATGCATCTTCATCATCCGTCGTTGACTTTGAATGGCAAACGGCGTGGTAAACAGAAGTGGGCTAGTGCTGCTGTTAAGAAGCAACATGAAGAACTAGCACAGTCTTGGAATAACAATATGAAACAATGGCAGTCAATGAGTAAAGTGTCCTTTGCACCTAAGCCTAGTAGTGCGGAAGCTTTGCGTCCCAAATACCCTCCTGGCAGAGAGCCAAGAAAACATATCCCCAGTATTGATAGCAAACAAAAGGGTGCAATTAGTAGTAAACCAGTTCAAATGTATACAGGTTCTAATATTATTGGTATTGGAACTTTACACAAGAGTAATGCTGTGCCTGTTTTTAGTGATTCAGAAGCTAAAGACATGGCCAGAATGCGTCGCGGTTAATCTTATATAAAGGAAATTTTTAAAAAGTGGCAAAAGAAGAAGCATTGAAGTTTGATGGTATTGTTACAGAAGTATTAGGCAATGCTATGTTTAGGGTTAAACTTAACGAAAACGAACATGAAATTGTAGCATATTTAGGCGGTAAATTACGGCAAAATGAAATTAAAATTATTGCTGGAGATTCAGTAAGTATGGAAATTAGTCCATATGATATGAGTAAAGGTAGAATAATGTACCGACGCTAAATAATTGTATGAACAATGAAAGACATTTAATAAACTTAATAGAAGCTAAAAGCAAAAAACAATTAGAATTATTGCCTTTAACTTATAAAAAAACTGATTTAGAACCAGTTCTCAGTAAAGATACTTTAGATTATCATTACAGCAAACTTGCTAAAGGGTATGTAGATAGATATAATTCAGGACAAGGTGATCCTAAATTTAACGAAGCAGGAGCATTTTTACATAATATCCTATTTGCTCAATTTTATGAACCCAAAGGCGTAAACGAACCAACTGGATTTATTCAAGCTTTGATTAATCGTAAATATGGCACTTTTGAGAAATTTAAAAAAGAATTTGCTCAAGAAGCTATGAAAATTCAAGGGTCAGGCTGGATTTATCTAAGCAAATCAGGCTCTATTAAAACTATTGTTAATCATGAAATTAGGAAAGATATATTTTTATTGGTTGACTGGTGGGAGCATGCTTGGGCTTTAGACTATCAATCTGAAAAATCTAAGTATTTAGATGGTATTTGGAAAATTATAAATTGGCAAGTAATTAATAGTAGATTATAATAATATTTGTTTTTGGACCGATAAATATATAAAAGGGTCCACAAATGTCACAACAATTAATTAATATTGGCACTGTAGCCAATGATGGGACTGGTGATGCAATACGAACCAGTTTCACTAAGGTAAATCAAAACTTTACAGAACTATATGGTAATGTAGCAGTAATTACCGCCAATACCGTCCTTACGACTCAAACTATAGTAATAGCAAATGTAAGTTTGCCTTCCAGTAACATTGGCATCACTTTGCCCAATTGTGCTACAATGGCAAATGCATTTATCACAGTTAGGACACACGACCCAAGCAATTCTGGCAAATTTGCCATTGTAAACACTTCAGTAGGCCATGGCACAATTTATTCTAATACTAACACATCTACATCAACTATAACTGCTACAGACATAGGCCTTAAGTTCTTCTCTATCGGTAGTAATTGGTTGGTAATATCATAATATGTCTGGCATTTGGATAACAAAAGCAGGCAGTCTTGGTATAGTTGCAGCTCAAGATTATTTTGAACTACAACTTCAAGGTCAAGATTTGGATGCTGGACCCGTAAACTATAGTCTTATTGCTGGAGAACTGCCTAGTGGATTAACTATCACAAGTGGCGGTTTTATATCTGGCAACCCAGTAACTGATTCTAACACAGTAGAAATCGAAAAATTTACTACTAAAGAATTTACTGTAAGACTTAGCACAAATGATGGCGCAGTGAACGACAGGGCATTTTCTTTAAGTGTGTCATCAATAAGCGCACCTGTTATTGACCCATCTAGCACAAGCTTAGGCACATACATTGCAGGAGAGTATGCTAATCTATTACTAACAGCTTCAGATACTTTGGTAAGTTCAGATGTAGTTTTTAGTTTGGCAAGCGGAACATTACCACCAGGCATACAACTTTATGCTAATGGGGCTATACAAGGATACATATTACCTATATCCAACAACCAACAGGCCACTACTGCTGGATTCGATTTAAGTGAAT